GCGGCCCAGCGGCAGGCCTCTCGGATGTACCGGGCCGCAGCGTTGGCCGCGTGGGTCGGGTGCATCTCGTTGACCTGGAGAAACGCGTCCTTGCTCTCGCTGAAGTACTGCGTGGTCTGGGCCAGGCAGCCACTGATCATTTTCTCGGACATTTCCTGTCTCCCTCGCTCGCTGTTACCCATACTATAGCACGGCTAGCCGACGGCCGCAACAATCAGGGCCGGGATGTAAACGCCCCAGAACAGATGCCAGGACTGATCCAGCGCCCAGGCGCCCGTCCCCAGGCTGGGCGTACCCGGCGCGTGGCCGATGACCTGGCCGTCCACGCCGGTCACCGGTCGCTCGTGTGGCACGCCTAGCGCCAGGAAGCGCGCCTTGCCGGGGAGCTTCCTGGCCAGCCAGAACATGGCTCCGTGCTCGCGCCGATCGGCCGCGTAGTGGGTCACGCCGGACACGGCCAGAGCGCCCAGAACGCCGGCCCAGAAACGGCCTGTCGTGTTGTGCACGCCGAGCGCCAGCAAGGCGCCCACCAGCACGACGCATTGGGTGGCCACGTAGGTGGCCACGTGCGCCAGACAGGCCAGGTGGCCACCTCGTCCGGCGTCTCCCTTGTGCTGGGCCTGGTCATCGGTCTGGACCCAGTAGTCGCCCACATGGTGGCCCACATAGAGTGCCACGCCGGCCGCCGCAAACATCTCGATCATGGTGCTACTCCCTCGCTCTAGATCTTGGTCCGGCAGACCGGGCCGATCCCGGCCGTCACGCTCTCCTCGGTCTCCAGGCGGATCCCGCACCGGAGACACGTGGTGGTCAACTTGCCGAACTCAGCCACCTCGGCCGCGTCCATCCTGTCCGCCTGGGACAGCCTGGCCACCATGCCCTTGGCCCCCGAGTAGGACACGACTGTCCGGCCCGTCTCGTCCTGGGACACCGTGGCCAGCTTGGCGAACAGGTGGCCACGGGTTGTCCAGTCCACCCGGTAGATCTGGCCATCCTTTCGGTACATGCCCACCGTGGCCAACTCGACTTTGGCCACGCGCGCCGGCTCGGTCGTGGCCACCTGTCCACCGGTCTGGCCAGAGCAGGCCTTGACCTTGGCCACGCTCTCGTGGCGTCCGCCGCAGTGTCCGCACTTGATGTCCATAGCCGTACTATAGCAGACCTAGCGTGGACAGCGAAAGGCCCCGGCGCCGGCCGGGGCCTTTCTTACTACGCGCGCGTCAGGCGGTGGTCTTCAGGAGCGCATCCCGCCAGCGGCGAGCGGTCCGCGGGCTGACCTCGTGCTCCGCGGCCACCAGCGCGTCCGCCTGGCCGGGAGTGGGCCGGTCTGCCTCGTCAGCATCGGCCCACGCCCAGATGAGCACCTGGGCGGATGCGGGGACACTCTCGGCCTTGACCTCGTTGGACCGCGGGGCCGGGCTGACGGGAATGATCTCGAGCGGGAAGGCGGGGGTGGTGCTGGTGTCCAGCGCGGTGGAGGCCAGGGTGTCCAGCCACGTCCGGGCCTCGGTGGCCATCTCGTCCCCGATGGTCTGGGTAGGGGTGGGCTGGATCGGCTGGGTGGGCCAGGTCACCCGCTCCGGAGCGGTGTCCATCGGCGCCGGCATCGTCCGGCCGCGTCCGGCCAAGATCAGCGCGGTGGCCATGATGGCCAGGGCATCGATGGCCAGCGGGCCGAACGTGGCCACGTCCCCGGCCTGGCCGCGGGACAGCATCAGTTCGTGCAGGTGGACCCAGGACACCCGCATGGCCACGGCGCCGATGGCCAGGGTGCCGACCCAGCGGAGAACCTGCATAGGCCAGTTCAGGCCGCGCCACCGGGCGGACACGAACACCTCCACCATGAGGACCACCAGGGCCGGGAAGGCCACGGCCAGCACGATGTCCAGGGTGTCCACGTCCGCGCCGCGGGTACGGACCACGTTGGCCACGTTGCCCGCGATGGACAGGCCAGCGCCAGCCAGTAGGGCCACGTAGGCAACCGAATCGGTCCAGATCTGTCCGGCCTTGGTCTTGATGCTCATGTCTTGCTCCCTCGCTCGTTGTTCTCTCTATGCTATAGCACACGTAGCCCATCCGGCAAGGCCGATGGGCTACGGATTGTGCCATCTATCAATGGGCCGACTTCAGGATTTCGTACGCGCGGGCCACGGCCTGAGGAACCACGCCGTTCCCGATGATCCGGAGCGCGTCCTTGCGGTCCACCAGATCGGTCACCCAGCCCGCCGGCCACCCCATCAACCATTCGGAGAACGGCGCGGCCAGGCGGACCCCGCTCTGGGTGCGCGCGGGCTCCACGGGTACGGGCGCGTCCCGGCCCACGATGTCCTCCCACCGCTTCAGGTCCGTGGCGTACGCGCCGCGGATGGTGCCCGAACAGAACAGGGAGACCACCGCGTCCGCCAGGGTGCCACCGGTCCCGGTACGTCCGGCCCGGTTCAGTTCGGCGCCGCGGATCCCGTCTCCGGCCCGCGGGCTCGGGAACAGGACGCGGCCCGCCTTGTTGCACGCGGGCATCGTGACACGCTCGGCCGTGAACCCGTGGCCGTAGACCGCGTGAAGGTAGAACCGGTGCCGACAGTGGGGAGCGCCGATCGTGCACGCGCCCATGACTCCCCAGCGGACCGAGTAGCCCAGAGCGGTCAGGCCCTTGATGATCTGTTCCCGCTCGGCCGTGAACCGGACGGAGGACAGGTTCTCCACGTTCTCCAGGAAGACCTCCCACGGCCGGGCCAGACGGACGCGCTCCAGGAAGGCCGCGCCCAGCCAGCGGGGGTCATCGGCGCCCAGTTTCAGGCCACCCTCCGAAACCGGCTGGCACGGCACCCCGGCCAGCACTCGGTCCACGGTCGGGACATCGGTCCACGGCTGGGTGATGTCCCCGAAATTGGGAGCCGATGGGAAGCGCTCGGCCAGGACGCGCGATGCCGCGGGATCAGTCTCGGCCACCACCAGGACCGCGCTCGGGATGCCCAATTCCAGAGCACCGGCACCCGAGCACAGCGAGATGGTCCGGGTGATCATCGCTTGACCTCTGCCCGGTCCATGGCCGCCAGGACCGCGGAGATCCCGCGCTCGGTGACAAACCACTCCACCACGCGCAGGGCGGCCGAGTCGTCGGAGGTGGGATGGATCTCGCTCTCCAGGTAGCCCAGGGCCTCGGCCTCGTCGCGGATCTGCCGCACCCGCTCACGGGGAAGTTCGGCCGCGAACCGGGCCGCCCCGTCCCATCCGGCGCATGCGCCGATCACGTCCGCCATGTCCTGCGTCATCGTCATGTACCTAGGCTATAGCACGGGAGAACGATCCGCAACATGGACAGGACCCCCGAGGGCACCAATCTCGGGGGTCCAGCGCCGGCCGAGTTCCCCGGCCGGGTGATCCTCTAACCTTGCACGTCCGCGGGCCTGGTGGACTTGCACTCACAGTCCAGCGCGCGGCACTTGCCCACATGGACCGGGTGGAGGCAGTGGCAACGGCCGCGGGCCACCAGATCGGGGATGATCACGGTCGGCGTTCCGGTCGGGAACAGGCGTCGGGTGTTGCCCTCGCCCACCCAGCGGCCGTGCTGGGCGGTCCGCGGAGGTTCCGGCCGCGGCCGTTCGGACAGCCAGGCCCAGAAGCACAGCGCGCCGGCCAGCGCGGTCAGGCCCACCAGCGCCCACGCGGTGGCCGTCACGGGTAGTCCCGCTGACGGGACTGGACCTGATAGCCGGGCTGGATCTTGGGAAGCGTCACGGTCTCGTCCGGCGCCGGCACGGAGACCGGACCAGCGGGAGGGCCGGGACGGGTCAGTGAGTACGTGGCCACGGCGCCCAGGGCCAGGGCCTTGACCGGGCCGGGGTGGGTCACGGGGGCCAGGACCGGAACGAACTCCGGCGCGGTGGGGTTGCCGTTCCACCCGATGACCAGATAGATCTGGCCGTTGCCCGTGGTGACGTACAACGGTGGGTTCTGCGGGGTCATGGTCATGTCGGGTTCGCCTCGGTCCAGGAGAGTCGCAGCGGGCACTGGTGGTCCACGTGGACCTCGGCCGCGTTGATGGTGTCCGCGAAATCGCCGCGGTCCGTGTCGGTCACACCGCACGCGCACTGGAACTCGGTCCAGCCCGTCTCGGGATCCTGAACGATGTTGGCGGCCGATCGGTAACTGTTCGTCACCGTGATCCTGGCCATCGGTTCCTCCAAAGGTATAGCCGGGGTATCTGTCTCCAGACTACCCCGGCTATAGCATCCCGGCAATGCCCTAACTCAGCAGGAACTCCCCGCCTTTCGGGTTCACGGACGGGAATCCCCAGATCACACCCTCCATACCGAACAGGAGGCGCTGACCCAGTTGGGACGGGGTGACGGCCTGCGGCGCCGTATTCAGCATCACGCGCTTACCCACCAGACTCCAGGCCTGGTCCGCCAGCACGGAACAGATGGCCTCCACCGGGAGGGAGACCATCCAGGGATAGGCCAGGGCGCCGGACGGCCCGGCCACCGGGAGAGGCCTCGGATCCTGCCGCCGGCCGATCCACTCGGTCAGGCGTGGCGCCTTGTATCCGAGCCGGTACGCGGACAGGGCCGCGTAGCTGGCCCATGAGTACCGGATCCCCACCATGGCGCGCGCCACGGTGGCCGCGCCCTGGGCCTGGCCGGGGTAATCCTCAGGGATCCGGGCGTACGCCACCCGCGGGGTCCAGTGGGACTCGTACCGGAGTTCGATTTCCTCGGCCCCCAATGGCATGGCCTGGACCATCCTGGGCGCCGTGATGACCCCGGACCGATAGACCATGTAGCCCGCGGCCTCGGCCTCGGCGAACGATCGGAACGGCATGGCGTCCGCGGACACGTACTGATCCAGTCGCGGATCGTAGAGTGTCGGTCCCTCGTGATGCTCGCTCGCTCGGGTCACTATGCCGATGTGGCGAACATCCAGCGGACCCACTCGCCACCCCCCGTCCACGGCAAGCTGGCCGATCCGGACCCCGGCGCCGGCCCATCCGCCGATCGGACCCAGGAACAGGTCCCCCGGCCGCACGTCCTCCAGGCGCTTGATCACTTGTCCAGTTCTCGCTTGATCTCGGTCAGGGCCAGGATCCAGCCCTTGCTGGACTCGCTCTCCAGGCCTTCCTCCACCAGTTCCCGGATCCGGTCCAGGCGGTCCCCGGTCGGGAGCGCCGGCACGATTGTCACACCTTCCGGGACCACAATCGTCCCGTGCCCGCTCTCCATGGCCGCGAACATGGCGCGCTCGGCCGCGGTCAGGGGTTCGGGCTCCGGTGGCTCCTTCACCGCGTTGCCCTTGGCATCGAACATGGGCCGGGCTCGCCTGGCCAGGTCCGGGTGATGGTCCGGGTTCTCCCAGCCGGACTCGAATCCCTCTGGCTCCTGGGCGGTCATCGACCCAGGTCCAGGAGTTCGCGGGTGATCTCGTCCAGCATGGCGCCCTGGCGGTCCCCGATCGGCCCGCCCGGAACCGGCACCACGTTGAGCCGTTCGCCCAGGGCTTTGATCTTGGCCTTCAGTTCGGCCAGTTCCGCCTCAGCCTTGGTGCCACGGTCCGCGAACGGCGCCGCGGCCTCGCTCGCCAGGCGCCGGAACATGTCCTCCAGGGCCTTGCTGGGCTCGATCGTGATCGTTGTCTGTGCCATGGCCTTTTCCTCTCTGGGGTACGGGACAGGCCCGCTTGTTTGTTCTCTCTATACTATAGCACACGTAGCCCATCAAGGACAAGACAGGCCCGGCACCCCCCGGGCCGGGCCTGTCTTGATGGGTGTCTTACGCGTCGAATGCCGCGCTGTCCTCGGCCGCCTTGTCCTTGGCCTCCAGTTCGCGGTTGATGGCGATGATCTCGGCCTTGTGGGCATCGATCACGGCCCTGTCCTCGGCGCTGGGCTCCGCGATGGAGAACGCGGGGGAACCCTTCTTGTACTTGGTGGACGGCCGCGTGTTGACCCGACCGATCATCGGCCGGTACTTCAGCGGGACGCCCTTGGCGTTGACACCCTCCACGCGGCCACGGAGCCGGGACTGGATCCCGGTGGTGGAGTGGCGGAGGTCCAAACGCTGCGGCGCCGGCCCGATCAGATCCGTGGCCAGGTTGCCGTCCGGGCCATCGTCCAGAACGAGGGTGACACTCTCGGTGTACGGGTAGGTCCCGTTCTCACCCTTGGCCGTCCCGTTCTCCACGGCCCAGATGGCCACCAGGCGTCCGACTACCGGACCCTTCGGGTCGGCCGGGCAGAGGTCTTCCGGGCTGGGGAACTCGGATGTGGCGTCATCGTAGAACTCGTCCTCGTTGGTGCTGGTGCTGTCCGTCACTGCGACTCCTCGTTTTCTGCTACATCTCTTCGACTTGTGTTTCCCCGGTTCCTACGTGTTTTCCGAGGGGGTAGGAACCGGGAAGCCCCGCCCTCACTGGAGCCAACCTTACCCGGCTATAGCATCCGGCGCAACACCCACGGATGCCCTGATCCGAGGCACCGGACGGAGCGCGCCGACGCGCCGGCCCACGGCCTTGCTGGCCCCGATCGAGCGCAGGCGGACGTTCTCCGCGGCACACTTCAGCACGTCCCGGCCGAACGAAAGGTCCACCTCATGGATCTCCACCGGTAACTGGCCGGGACCGGGCTCCTGGGGCATGTGGGCCAAGAGCGCGACGCGCCGGCCGGGGAACTCCCCGTTCTCGGCGCCGAGTAGATCCCACCTGGGCGCCTGGACCCAGCCACCGCGGGCATCCTCGGGGCCTTCCCAGTACCACTCGGCCGAGTCATAGCCCTCCTGCTGGCCGCAGATCTCCAGGTATGACCAGAACGCGCGCTGGGTCTTCAGGTCCAGGATCCCGCGCCGGCCGGTCAGTTCGCACTCCACGGCCATGTCCAGGGTGCCGATCGTGTGGAACTCCGGATTGCACACCCGGCGCTCGGTCCAGCCGGGCACGGGCCGCAGGTAATGACGGGCCAGCGCTTCCCGCAACGAGTCAAGCTGGAGACGCATGGTCCGGTGGCCGGTCAGGATCCCGGTCTCCAGCCAGATCTGGACCATGAGGTGGCGTGCGGTCCCGCGGCGCGCGCCAGCATCCCCGCCGGCACGCTTGACGGCCTTGTCCGCGTGTTCCTCCAGCCAGGCCTTGGCCTCGGTCGGGTCCATGAGTTCCAAGCCCTGGGCGGCCAGTTCATCGAACAGGACACCCTCGTCCGCACGCATCCCGAGCAGGAGCATCCGCTCCCGCCATTTCTGGAGGCGCATCTGATCCGAGAACGCGGACGCCAGGTTGGTCATGCGCATGAACCCGCGGGCGCCCTTAGGACGCGTGTAGCCCGGTGGGTCCGGGAACATGTAACGGCCCTGCCGGACCCCATAGCCCTCTTTGGCGGGTGCCGCGTCCCAGAACTCGTCCTCGTCCCCGTACGGGACCACCTCGTCAGCCACGCGACTCTCCCCCGCTCTGCATGTCTCCCCAGTTGTCATTGACGTTCACGCCGAGCATGGCCGCGGCGGCCAGGAAGTACCGACCCACGTACGGCAAGGCCTGGGCCGAGATCGAGTAGTTCACCCCATCGATCGTGACCATGACCCCGTGGGGATCCACGCGCTGGAATCGGATCGTGCCCTCCGGCGCCGTAACGGTCATGTTGGCGCCCGTGTTGCTGGTGGAGTAGTAGGCCACGCGGTCCATCAGTGGCCCGCCCTGGTGATGAACAGGTGGACCGGGTGGGGTCCGCGCCAGTCATTCCAGGAGCACGACGGATTGCACCATCGGGACAGGACTACGCGACCAAGCCGGATCTCCCAGTGGAGGCGGTCCCGATGTTTCCAGTAGTGGTTCATGACTGTCGCTCCACGTAGATCCGCATCCACGGACCAGGGGTCTCACAGTCGCAAGCACCGTCCTGGACATCGGCCTCGGTGTCTGATCCGGGTACTACGTCCACGACCGTGCCGCACGGGTGGAGAAACACGGGGTTGTCCGGGTAACCCGCGAACGTGAACGGCACTACGTCCGGCACGTCAGCCAGGACCGTCTCCAGCCCAGCGGTCACGTTCGCCGTGATCTGACCGTGATCTCCGTAGGCCACGGCTATGAACGTGTCCTCCATCTTGTCTGTGACCTTCACTTGCCTCTCCCTCGCTCTCTGATCCGCGCCACCTGGGGATCCAGGTGGCGTGTTGCCGTGACCTTATCGATCAGGTCCGACAGTTTTCCGGCCTTGCCGCCGGCCTTGCTGTTCATGATCCGATCGATCTCCCGCGGGTCCAGTCGGCGCCGGGCCTCGGCAAGGGCGGCCTCCGTGGGCCTGCCCTTGCGCCAGGCGCGTCCTTTGTCCGCCAGGAGCGCGCCCACGTCCCCACCGCGGTCCTGGGCCTCGTCCTCGGCCAGCGCCATGGCCAACTCCAGATCCGGCGCGGTGGCCAGGCGATGGATCCGCATCCGGTCCGTGCGTCCCGGCGCCGGCCCGTAGTGCCAGACGCCCCAGCCGGACGTGTCCTGGACGATGAACACATACCCCTGGCCGTGCTTGGCCGTGGGGAGGTAGGCCGCGCCAGCCTCGGTGTACTTCCAGGCCTTGCTGGAGGCCTGGACCAGCGGATCCCAGGCCTCCACCCGGACAGGCCCGGTGTACGCGGTGGACTCGTCCGGGATGTCCTTGCCCAGGTCCCAGCGATCCTCCATGGCCAGGAAGGACTCACCCTCGCGCGTGTCCCCCACGTTCTCGGACAGGTCCGCGACGCTGGCCAGATCGGTGGTCCCGCCCTGGACGCAGAGCAGGACGCATCGCTGGTCTTCCCGCGGTGGCGCGGACGGGTCCAGCCACGGCCGCAGGCCACGGCCCACCATCTGAACAAAGAGCGGGACGGATTTCGTGGGTCTGGCCACGATGACGCACATAGAACGGGGGGAGTCCCAGCCCTCCGTGAGTTTCATGGCGTTGCATACAACCGTGGTCACGCCGGCCTCGTAGCGGTCCATGACCGCGGCCACCGCGGAGTCCGTCATCTTGCCGTGGACCACCTCGGCCTTGACGTCGGTCGCGTTGAACGCGTCAGCGAAGGCCTGGGCGGACTTCACCAGCGGCGCAAATAGGACCGTGGACGGGTAATTGGATTGTGATCCGTCCGGTTCCCCGAAGAGTGGCACTGGCTCCACTCGCTCCAGCCACGCCTGGACCACGGCCTCCGGCGCGATGCTGTCCGCCAGGGCCTCATCCAGGGCCGCGTCCGAGCCTGACGTGTCCAGGTCCGGGATCTTGATCGTGTACGGGACCAGATCGATCAGGTAGCCCTTACGGATGGCCCAGGTGAGTGAGCGGCTGAACGGCATGTCCTGCCAGACCTTGCCGAGGCCCTGGCCGTCCGTCCTGGCCAGCGTGGCGGACAGGCCCAGGGTGGGAGTGGGTGGCCGCTGCGGGGACATCATGCCGTGCCAGCCAAAGGCCCCGAACCACTCCAGCGTGTCCAGGTAGGACGTGGCCACCGCGTGGTGGCACTCGTCCACGATGATGAATCCCACGTCCCGGATCCGTTGGCGCCGGCCGGGGACGGCCAGGGTGGCCACGCTGGCCACCACGATGTCCGCGTCCACCTCGTCCCGCTCGGCCTTGACCACGCCGATGGTCCAGGGCATGTCCACCAGGCTCACGGCGAACTGGAGCTTTTCCACCCACTGGCTGGTGATCTCGTCCGTGTGCACCAGGACCAGGACGCGGTTACCGGCACCCTCGTGGGACTCCAGGAAGTCCACCGCGGCCTGGGCGCCGGTAACCGTCTTGCCCAGACCGGTGGCCATCTCGATGGCCACCCGGTTGACATCCGCCGACAGGGCCGAGCGGTAGGCGTGGAGGGCCTGGGTCTGATACGGCCGGAGGATGCTCACGAGTACCACCCCAGGAGCGACTGGATCACGGCCGAGACCACGGCGGCCAGGATGCCCACGCCTACGGCGCCGATCCAGAACCCGATCCAGAAATTGTCAGTACGGCGGCCCATTACTCACCCCTCCAGGTGGTGGTGTCCAGCGCTCGCACGCTGGCCCAGTTGGCCCGGCAGGCCGATTTCTTGCACGTCTCCAGGCCGGGGAAGATCGGATTGCGGAAGCACCAGCGGCAGATCGGCTCATAGTCGTTCGGCATCCCCTGGACGCCACCGGGGAGCACGGCGCCGGCCGCGATGGGCTCGGCGCCCGCGGACAGCCTGGCCTCCACGTACATCGGGAGGTAGACGGTCCAGCCGGGGAGCCTCACCCGATGTGGGTAGTAGACCGCCGGCCGGGGCGGGATCGTGACGATGGTTCGCCCGTACTCAGAGACGTAATCGATCTTCCGGTCACGGTCGGTCGCCACGATCGAGTGATGTCCCGCGGGACGGTACCGGCCGTTGATAGGCCCGCCGAGGCACAGCCAGAGCGCGGTCATCACGAGCTCCAGAGGACGCTGGCGAACATGTCCACGGCCACGCCCGTGGGACCGCGGCGCACCTTGACGAGGGCGGCCGAGTCCGGTTGGAGAGGTTTGGGGATCCCCTTGGCGTTGATCTTGGACTTCCCGCCAGCCGGGTGGACCGCGCGGGTGACCTCGTACCACCGGTCAGTCTTGGGAGAGTAGATCTCGTCTCCCTCCACCACCTGGCTCCAGGTGATCTCCTGCTCCGTGGGCGCGTCCGGATCAGCCCGCTCGGCTTCCAGGGCGGCCACGGCCCGGTGGAGATCGGCCAAGGCCCCGAGGACGCCCACGGTGGCCGTGGGATTCACGACCCGGACGGCCGCCTCCACCACCACGCGCTCAGCGGGGGTCACGGGACTGGTCCTGGTGCCGGACGATCCGGTTAATGCGCCGGTTCGCGTGGGCCATGACACTGGCGAACCACGCCAGGGTGAGGCCCAGTGCGGCCACGAGGTACCACCAGTCATCCGCACCCTTGGAGACGAACACGGACCACCAGATCACGGCCGCCATGGCCAGGATTGCGCTGGTCAGTCTCATCAGATCCTCCCGTGGAGTCCGGCCACGTACAGCGTGGCCAATTGGTCATAGCAGGCCTGGCAGATCAACGTGTATCCGCCGAACGAGGTCTCCGGCAGGAGCATGTCCATCGGGTTCATCCGCTGGACGCCGGCCGCGGGCTCGCAGAGGAACGAGGACTGGATCTGGCAGGGTCCGGTGATGCTGGGGTCCGGAAGGCCGTTGCCCCAGGCCGGGCTGGGAATCTGAGTCATACGTCTACTATAGCCCACGTGTTGACGTAACAGCAAGACGTTGCGTCCGGCCCCGTTCCCAGTGCTATAGTGCCCGTATGACCCAGCTTTCAGCCCAGCAACTTGCTGGCATCGCAAAAATCAAAGAATGGTACGAGGGCGCGGACGGATCATTCGGCGCGGACGTGTTCCGCCTGTTCGGCCCCGCCGGCACGGGCAAGACCACGATGGCCAAGGCCATCCCGGAGGCCCTGGGCCTGGGCAACGTCCGTTACGGCACGTTCACCGGCAAGGCCGCGCACGTGCTCCGCAGTAAGGGTGCGGCGCCCGTCTCCACGATCCACTCGGCCATCTACTTCCCCACCTCGTCCACCGAGGCCCGGCAAGCACTGGACCACGCGCGGACCGAACTGGAGGAACTGGAGGAACTGGCCGAGCGCGTGGGCAAGCTCGGGGAGGATGACCCCGGCCGCCACGAGATGGTGACGGATGCCGGGTGGGCCAACATCGTGGAGTTCTCCGGCGCCCTGGACGAGGCGCGCGAATCGATCCCCGAACTGGAGGCCAACGCGCGGCGCCTGTCCTGGGAGTGGAACCCGGACAGCGAGTGGGCCACCGCGGACCTGATCATGTTGGATGAGGTTTCGATGGTGAACGCCAAGCTAGCGGCCGACATCGAAGCGTACGGAGTGCCCATCCTCGTGTTGGGTGACCCCGCCCAACTTCCCCCGGTGGAGGGTGGCGGGTACTACACCAATGCGCGCCCGGACTTCCTCCTGACCGAGATCCACCGCTCGGCACTGGACAACCCGATCACGGCGCTGGCCACCAGGGTCCGGGAGAGCACCACGGCCACGCTCGGGATCGAGTCCGTGGACATGGAACCGGCCAGCCTGGGCCGGGCCATGGAGGCCGATCAGATCCTCGTCTGGAGCAACAAGCGCCGATGGGCGATGACCAAGGCCATCCGCCAGCGTCTCGGCCGTCCGGAGTTCGAAGTGGTGGCCGGGGACCGGATCATGTGCCTGACGAACAACAAGGATCTGGCCGTGTTCAACGGCCAGCAGTTCGAAGTCCTGGAGGCCGTCCCCGGCACGCTCGGTCCCACGCTCACCGTGCGGACCGAGGAAGGCCAGACGCGCCAGATCCCCGTGTTCCAGGACGGGTTCATGGGCCGGGAGCTTCAGGACCAGGCCAAGCAGTCCGGCGCCGGCATGAAAGGCGGTCGAATGTTGGCGACGTTCAGTCAGGTGATCACGGTACATAAGGCCCAGGGCTCGGAATGGCCCAGCGTGTACGTGGTCAACGAGACCCCCGCCATGATGGGGAGGGTCAAGCGTCAGAAAGGGCTCGGTGAGTCGATAGCCCAGGGCCGACAGTGGCTCTACACTGCCGTTACCCGCGCTAGAGAGACCGTGATCATCACGGCGCCGCGGGCATAGGCTGACACTCGTAACACGAACGAGACCCCCATGGCGGTGGGGGTCTCGTCTCGTCCTCACGCATCACTTGCAACTTGCATCATTCGCACCGATCGAACAGGAGCGTATCAAAAGTGACCGACCTGTCACCTGACGAGACGCACGCAATCCAAATCGCGCATGACCTCGTGGACCTCGGCGTCCCGATCTTTTCCGCACCTCCGATCTCCACCGGGTTCGCTCTGCCGGACTCGTGGCAGACCTACCGGCCCAATCACATCCAGGTGGACCGGTGGCGGCCGGGCTGGTGCCTGGCCATGGTCTGCGGCGTGATCTTCGATGTTCTGGACGTGGACCCCCGCAACGGTGGCGTGGACGGGTGGGCCGAACTGGTCCGGGAGCGCGCCGTCCCGCTGGCCTACGGCATGGCCTACACGCCGAGCGGGGGAAGTCACCACCTCATCGCCCGGACCCACCTGGCCAAGACCAGCAAGGCCGCGCGCGGCGTGGACCTCCAGGCCGGGGATGACCGCGGCGAGGGCCGCGGGTTCGTGTTCATCGCGCCCACCGTGCGGGTGGCCAAAGGTGGCCCGGACGAGGGCAAGGACGTGGCCTACCGCTGGGAGACCACCCCGGCCAGCGCACCCCTGGACCTGAAGGACGAGGGCCTGGACAACCTGATCAGTGTGGTGACCCTGAACCGGGCCACGCGCCGGCCGCCGGCCAGGCCCGCGGGACAGGCCAAGCTGGAGGTGGACGAGACGGACCCTTTCGACATGGCCACCGATGATTGGACCCCGGACAGCGCGGACAGGGTGATCCAGGGCCAGGTCCAGGCCGTGGAAGCGGCCAGGGACGGTGAGGTCAACTCGGCACTGGGTGGCGCGGCCAGGGTGCTCGGGCGGTTCGTGGCCGGGGGATACCTGGCCGAGGACCAGGCCGTGGAGATGCTGCGCGATGCGCTCCAGCGCGGTGGAGTGCACTCGGACTCGTGGAACGTGGCCAACCGCAAGGGCTGGACCGCGGACACCGTGATCGGCGGCGGCCTGGCCAACGGCGCGGCCGAGCCCTGGACGGTAGAGGTGGAGATCCCGGCGCCGGTGGGGGCCGCCAACGCAGCGCCGGGATCACCCGAGACACCAGCCATGACCACGGTGCCCACGGCCAGCGTAGGCGCCGTTCCCTCGTTGTGCATCACCTCGGCCGCGGACAGTGCCTACTGGCTCCAGAACGCCATCGGGTCCGGGCCGCTGTCCGGTTTCTTCCTGCGCGGTGGCCAGATCGTGCACACGCCGCGGGTGGACGAACTCGGGTACGTGGAGCCCAAGGCCGGGGATGACGACAACGGCCCCGCACAGATCCAGGCTGTCAGCGCGGCCAACCTGGCAGCAAAGATCCAGTACGGGTTCCGGTGCTACAAGGTGGTCAAGGACAAAGAGACGAACTCCCAGCGTGAGGTCCCGGCCCTGTTCCCGCTGGAGGCGGCCAAGCGGGCCACGGACGCGCCGGACGCCATGGTGATGCTGCGCGGCCTGGCCGGGATCACGCACACACCGATGGTGCGGCCGGACGGATCGATCCTGGAGGAACCGGGGTACGACCGGGCCACCCGGTACCTGTTCCTGCCGGGACCGGGTGTGAAGGTGGCCAGGGTGCCCAGCGCGCCCACGCCGGCCGAGGTGGAGAGCGCGGTGGCGTTGCTGGACCGGATGACCGCGGGTTTCCCGTGGGAGGACAAGGACAGCCGCGCGAACTACTACGGCCTGTTGCTCACGCCCATGTTGCGGCTGGTCACCCCACCCAGTTACAAGATGTTCGGGATCGGCGCCCACCAGCCGGGCTCGGGTAAGACGTTGCTGGCGGACGTGGCCACGATCCTGCACGGCGGGGTCCTGCGCTCGGAGATGCCCGAGGACGAGACCGAGATGCGCAAACAGACCACCAGCATCCTGGCCACCACGTCCGCGCCACTGGTGCACATCGACAACGTGACCGGGGTCCTGCGCTCCAGCGTGCTGGCCGGGCTGCTCACGGCCAGCCAGCCGATCACGGACCGGGAGTTGGGAAGCTCCCGCATGATCACCACCAGCAATGACCGCGTGTGGGTGGTCACGGGGAACAACCTCTCGCTGGGCGGGGACCTCGTGCGCCGCACGATCATCATCACGATCGATCCGAACATGGCCAATCCCGAGACGCGCTCGTTCGATATCCCGGACCTGAAAGCATGGACGGCCGCCCACCGTAACGAGATCCTGCACGCGCTCCTGGTCATGATCCGGGCCTGGGTGGCCGCCGGCCGTCCGCTGGCCCCGCGGGCACAGTCGGATTCGTTCGCCACCTGGGAGGCCAGCGTGGCCGGGATCCTGGACGTGTGCGGCGTGCCGGGAGAGTTCGATCAGATGTCCGGCAAGCGCGCGGCGACGGGCGGCGACGATGACGGGCTGGCCGCGGTCCTGGAGCGGATCTGGGCGCGGCACGAGGGCCTGGACTGGACCGTGGCCCAGATCATGGAGCCGGACACCGGGGAGTGGGCCATCTCGGATATGGACTGGCTCCCGAGCCCGGTCCTGGACAAGCTCGCGCGCTCCATGGCCGCGGGCAAGAAAACGATGGGGTACTGGCTCCGGAACAGGCTCGGCCGCTGGGTGTCGGGCACGGATGACCACTCGTACGTGATCCGGGACGCCGGCAAGCGCAACGGTTCGGCGGTCTGGCGAATCGAGCGGTCCGGATAGCCCCGCCACCACGTATGTCCATAAGGCCCCCATCCATCCCGGATGGGGGCCTTATGCGACAAGGGGAAGAGGGGAAGTCGGGGAAGTTGGAGCATCCTCCTGACCCCAAAAATAGGACAAATTGAAAAACCTTACCCGCGTAGTGATGGTGCAACTTCCCCTAGTTCCCCTCTTCCCCTTAATGGCCCCAGGGCCGGACCCACGGGCAGTGCCATGCCTGGCCGCGCCACATGGGGAGTGGTACCCGTGCTATAGCCGTGGTATTCTGGGCACATGATGGAGACGATGACCCCGATCAACGGGGATGAGGCAAGCGTGATCCGTGCTGGCGCCCACGCCGCGGCCGAGGCCGTGCTGAGGCAGGCCCAGCGGTTCCACAAGGACGTGACCGATCTGGACGTGGCCCGCGTCATGCGGGCACTGGAGACGGGTCACCGGCCGATCCGGAACAAGACGGGCCGGTGGTTCATGTCGGGCGAGACGCCGGCCAAGGGCCTGAACTACAAGATGTCCGGCATCATCAACGAGATGATCAGGACGGGCCTGGTCCGGCACTACCGCACCGGAGGCCCGGTCAGCGAGACGGATCCCGGCAACCGTGACCACCTGATCCCCGCGCTGGTCCACTACCGCAATCCCGAGAACCACAACCTGTCCGCGTGCCTGTTCACGGGTGAAGATCTGGGACCGATGCGGGCTCGCCTGGTGGACCGGATGGATCTGGTGGACTGCCTCGCGTGCGAGGCCGTCATAGCCACGGGGATCCCTCGTGGACTATAGTATGGATATGAATACCAAGACCGTTCCGGACATCACCCCCGGATACCCCAGCAACGGAGCCAAGCTCGGCCCGGCCTGGAGTGCCATCTGGCGCGCACTCGCGCGTGCGGATGATGCCCTGGACGGCCGAGAGTTGGCGGCCAAGGTGGCGCCCAAGCATGACCTGGCGCCAGCCACTCTGGTGGCTCTGATCAGTCGCGCGGCCAAGGCCGGGCTGCTGGAGCGGGAGCCACGCCCCGTCATCACCGGCCGCGGGACGCGCACCCGCACGTTCTACCGGATCAAGACCGATGGACAGTGAGGAACTGACCATGATCCCGGTCAGCGAGGATCTGTTCGGGATGCTGGCCGCGGAGTTGGCCCTGGAGGAAGACCGCAGACCGCGGCACTCGCTCCAGGTCGATGGTGCGTACGCTCCCGGCCTGTTCGCGGTGGCCGCGGTCCAGAACCGTCACAGAGATTTCGGTGGCCGTAGGTTCCTGGCGTTCTTCCGGGAGGTGAAGTGATGGCCAGCACGGTGGACCTCTGGACCCCACCCGCGGGGATGCGCTCGGAGGCGGTCAAGGCCTGGCGCGCGTTCTATTCCAAGGCCATGGACCTCTACGCACTCAGTCCCGCGGACTACCGCCTGTTGTACGTCGCCCAGCGTGGACGTTGCTGGATCTGCCGGACGGCCAAGGGGATCCATCCGGATGATCCCAAGGCCGCCGGCACGCGGCGCCTGGGGATCGATCATGACCACATCACGGGCGCCGTGCGAGGGCTCCTGTGCACGGGCGGGGACAAGACATGCAATCGCGTGATCGGGTGGCTGTCCGCGCCGGCCTTGCTACGGGCCGCCCAATACCTGGACAGGCCGAGCACTCGGCCCGCTCGGGTACTGGCCGAGATCCGTAGCCAAGAGTTCGATGCGGAACTGGCGGGAAGCACGCTCACTCAGGCCGAGGCGGACAAGCTGGCTGACGCTTTTCTCTGGCGTGGCCATGCCGGATGACCTCTACGCTGGCGGTGGGATAGGGCTCGGTCCACGGCCCCCCGTTCCGCCGGCCGAGCCCTATCCCGCACCCGTGGTCTCGTCCAGGGATGGCGTGACCGGGCCGGAGAAAACCGCGGTCCGGTCCATGGTGACTCTGGCCGAGTCCCACGGATGGGCCTGCCTGGTGACCTATGCCAAGGGCCGGTTCCCGCACGGGACCACCGGCGCGCCAGGCGCGGTCAAAGAGAGCCTGGCTGTACGCATGGCCCGCGGATCGGAGCGTGCCGTGGCGGTCTATGTCGGTGGCGCCGGCACGTGGTCATGGGGAACGCTGGTGCGTTTCTCACCCGAGGCCTTCACCCGCTACCCGCTGGTAGGCGCCTTCCTGGCGGACCTCGCCTGACATGGGGGGTACGGAGCGCGGGGACCTGCACTCTGACTGGACGGAGCGCCAACGCAGGGCCGCTACCGTACGGGCCTACCGCAGGGAGTACGGGGACGTATGCCCAGGTTGGGGACGTGCACCCCACCCAGCGCATGACCTGACTGCTGACCACGTGCTAGCAGTAGGCATAGGCGGTAGCCCAGGTGGACCACTAGGTGTCTTGTGTCGCTCATGCAATGGCAAGAAAGGGAAGCGCACACAGGTACCTAGTCATGTGCCTAACATTCGATCAAGAGATTGGCTCACGTGATCCACTTGATCATCCTGGATGAGGTGGGGGGGTGGCCTGCCATCGCGAAAAACGGACATTCTCGACCCCACGTACCTGTCGAGAGATTTCCCCCCGCGGACGTGGACCTGGCGGGCTGGGAGCCGGTATCGCAGCGTGATCCCCTGGGTCTGACCAGGGACCAGCGCATCCGATCGGACAGCGGGGAAGACCTTCCGGATCTCCACACACTGGTCATGGACCTGTTAGAACGGATGAGGGACAACATGTCCCGTATCGATTCCCTGCCCGCGGGCACGATGATTGACACCGGATGTCCGTGCGGGCCGCACCCAGTGGAGATGTACCGATGAGACGACAGGTCAAGATCCGCCACCAGGGGCCATCCTCCGCGACCGTAGAGGTGGACGGACGCGACCTGGCACCGGACATCCAGGCGTACTCCCTGACCGCGGACGCCGAGTACGGCCCCCGGCTCTGGATCTCGTTCTCCCCGGCCGTGCTCCCCGAGTTCGATGGCCCGGCCGAACTGGAGGTCTCGGAAGACCTCCAGGAGGCCCTGGTCTTCCTGGGGTGGAGCCCGCCGGCCACAGGCGAGGTGACCGAACAGGAGATCTCCACGCTCGGCGGGCCGGAGCGCGTGTTCCTCCGTTCGGACGGGACCTACCGGACGGAGCCCTGGCATACCCCGGACACCGTGGGACACGAGGGCTCGGACCGCTGGGCCGGGGGAGACCGGAAGGACGCGCCATGACGCCGGCCGAGCGGGTGGCCGCGCTGGAGGCCGAGTTCTCTCGGCTGAAAGCGCGCGCGGACACCCTGGACCGGATCATCGAAGGATCTTCGGACGAGTGGCTGGGGATCCAGGAGCGCCTGGGCTCCGACATTGCGGAGGTAACGATCAATGCGCCGTTGGCAGAGGCCCGACAGACCGCGCTCGCTCTGGCCACCATCGGCAAGACTCTGGCGTCACTGGGTGCCGGAGAGCAGGCGCCGGCCGCCAACACGGACGCAGGGGATCAGGTGGCCGCGCGGCGCGAGGCCAAGTTGAAGGACGCGCAGCGGGAACAGATGGCCAGGGATCTGGCCGAGAGATCGATCTGACACTATCCCTCTCGACCCCACGGGAACCGAGAGGGATGCTATGGTATGGGTAAGCAATCCACGAGCGAGGGAGCGATCATGTTCGAAGTAGGCGACAAGGCCCAGGTGATGCGGGGCCAGTTCCGAGGGAAGTCCGCCGAGATCCTGGCGCCAGCCGATCCCGGACAGAAATACGCGGTCCGGTTCGATGACGGTGCTCTGGCCGTGATCAACGCGGTCAACCTGAAGGCACCCGCGGAGGGCTCGATCGGCGCCGGCAAGCTGGCGGCCGAGCTTCAGACCGCGGTCAGCGATGCGAGGGATCAGGACGCACGGGACACGCTCCAGGCCCTCGTGTCCCGCCTGGAGGCCGAGATCCCCGGCCTGGGCGGCCGGATCTCCTGGCCCGCGGAGCCCGCGAGCCACTGACCTGATCTACCTGGGTGCGCCTTCCACGCCCCAGGTAGCGCGATGATCGGTCGCGCACCCCCTGTCCTGGCCGTCCGGGGGTAAAGGTTCTCCGAATCCCGATCAGATCACCCCCGGCCACGGTCGGGGGTGATCTATATCCAGGCCTTGCTACCCGTGCTATAGCAGTGCTACGCTATCAGTATGACGACGCAGGCGCACCGAATCACCTGGTGGGTATGGGCAGGCTCAGAGAAGATCCGCCACACGGCCAGGATGCGAGGCACGTGGGGTTATGACGCGTCCTGTTCCTGTGGCTGGGAGACCCGGACCGGTGGAGCCGTCAAGCGTTGCATCACAGATGAGATCTACTTTCACAAGATGGCCCATGGACTCCTGACCGGGTAGGTGGGCGAAACGAGCGAGGGAGACGGAGATGGGGAAGCCCAAGAGCACCATCCGAGTGGGGACCACCAAGGCCGGAAAGATCGTGACCACCAAGAAAGGTTCCGGCCTGCTGGACAAGGCGTTGAAGGCGCTGGGCAAGTAACAAGATCTTCAGATCACCCCCGCTGTCATACTGGCACCGGGGGTGATCCATGTCCGGGACCGCAACACTGATCAGGCCGAACGTGACGCCGATCGGGGAGCGCTACATCCTCCTGCCGGACGGGAAGCGCTGGGAGATCCCACCGCACCCGCTGTCCGGCCGGATTCAGCCAGCGTCAGAACTGATCCCGCGGGTGTCCGTGATCCCCGCCTACGCGTTCAGTTCCGGCCCCGAGGCCATCGAACTGGCGGCCAGCGCCGGCCTGATCCTGGAGCCCTGGGAGGAACTGGCACTGATCCTGGGCCTGGGCGAGACGGCCGCCGGCAAATGGGCGGCCTACATCGTGGCCCTGATCGTGGCCCGTCAGAACGGCAAGGGCGCCATCCTGGAGGCCCTGGGTCTCTGGTGGCTGTTCGGAACCGGGGAGCGCCTGATCGGCCACACGGCCCATGAGTACCGGACCGCCATGGAGGCCTTCCGGCGCATCGTGTTCTTGATCGAGAACACGGACTGGATGCGCAAAAAGGTTAAGAAGATCATCAACACCAACGGCGAGGAAGGTATCGAGCTACTGAACGGCCAGCGCCTGCGCTTCCTGGCCCGATCCAAGGGCGCCGGCCGCGGGTTCACGTTCAACAAGCTGATCTGGGACGAGGCCTACGCGCTCACCGAGGAACAACAGGAGGCCCAGTTACCCACCCTCTCGGCCGTGCGGAACGGTCAGATCTGGATCACGTCCTCCCCGCCGCTGGACTCGGCCAGCGGACAGCCGCTGTTCACGTTGCGGCGCAATGCGCCCACGGCCAAGGACGTGGCGTTCATGGACTACGGCCTGGCCGGATCCCTGGACCACCTGGAGGACGTGGACCTGGACGATCGGTCCGGGTGGCTCCAGGCCAATCCCAACGCGCCCGAGCGGATCAGTGTGGAGACCATGGCGCGTGAGCGCGCCGCGATGTCAGACCGCGGGTACGCGCGGGAGCGCCTGGGCATCTGGCCCCCGGACCTCTCGGCCGGGTTCATGGTCATCTCCAAAGAACAGTGGGCCGCCCTGGCCGATCCCGACTCGGGGAAGGATCTGGTGGGTTCCCCGGTCATCTCGGTGGGGGTATCGCAGCGGACCGCCGGCCACCCGCGGGCGAGCCTGGGTCTGGCCGTCAAACGCTCGGACGGAAAGTCACACCTGGAACTGATCAAGGCGGGGTCCGGGACGGCCTGGCTGATTCAGGATGCTGTCAGGATGTGTCAACTCCGCACGATCCGAGCGATAGTCATCGATCCTGGGTCTCCCGCGGGATCGATCCTCGGGGACCTGGAGGCGGCCCTGAAGCAAGCCGGACTGAACGTGGAGATCATTAAGATGGGCGCGCGGGACGTGGCCCAGGCTTTCGGCATGATCTATGATGCGGCCACCAGCACTACACCCGATGGGCGAACCATTGCCCACCTGGGCCAGGAAGAACTGGAGATTGCCGTGGGGGGAGCGGACAAGCGCCCGGTGGGGGACGGACACGCTTGGGACAGCCGCAACGCCACGGTGGACATCACCGGACTGATCTCGATCACGCACGCAAACTGGGGCCTGGCCAAACTGGGTCCGGAGGTAGAGGTCAAGCCGATGGTGATCTGGGCATGAGTGTTGGACAGGAACTCGTCCGGTTCGGCCGGGAACTGATCGGCCGGTCACGGCCGGAACCGGAGCCATCCGAGTCAGCGGAAGAGTTTCGCTGGCTCCAGCGGATGGGAGAACCCACGTTCCAGGCGTGGGTGGACTCGTTCCTCCAGTTCCAGGGTCAGATCTACCAACCCAGTTACACCACCACGTACGCCGGCCAGAAAGTGGAGCCGGTCACCGATTCGTTCCTGGGCTACGTGGGCGGGGCCTACAAAGCGAACGGGATCGTGTTCGCCGTCAGCATGGCCCGCGCGCGGCCGTTCTCGGAGGTGGCGTTCAAGTTCCGGAGCCGCGGGCAGAGCGGTGGCGGATCGGACCTGTCCGGTAACCGGGACCTGGAGATCCTGGAGACCCCCTGGCCGGGTGGCACCACTCAGCAACTCTTGATGCGGGCAGAACAGGATGTCACGGCCGGAGGGACCGCGTTCTGGGCGCGCGAGTCCGGACCGGGCGGGGACCGCTTGCGCCGGCTGCGGCCGGACTGGGTGGAGTTCATCCTGACCGCTCCCCCGGACCAGGCCGTGGCCGCGGACATCGTGGGCATCAAGTACACGCCCGGTGGTACGTGGTCCGGGAACCCGTCCAGGCTCTATCTGGTGGGCGGACAGTACGCGGAGGCCACGTTCTGGGCGCCGATCCCGGATCCGGATGCGCTCTACCGGGGGATGTCCTGGCTTACCCCGGTCATCCGGGAGATGCAAGCCGACAGTGCCGCGCGAGACCACAAGCTGAAGTTCTTCGAGAACGCGGCCACGCCGAATATCGCGGTCTCGCTGAAAGAGACCGTGAGCCCGGATGCCTTCCTGGAGTTCGTTCGAAAGATGAACGAGGCCAGCGTGGGGATCGATAACGCGTACAAGACGCTTTATACCGGTGGCGGGGCCGATGTCACGGTGATCGGTGCCGACCTCCACCAACTGGACTTCCGGGCCACCCAGGGCGCCGGGGAAACGCGCATCGCTGCGGCCGGGGGAGTCCCGCCCATCGTGGTGGGCCTGTCCGAGGGCCTGGCCGCGGCCACGTATTCCAACTATGGCCAGGCCAAGCGCGCATATGCCGACCTGTTCCTCCGCTCCCAGTGGCGCTCGTTCTGCGGCGCCATGGCCCCGATCATCGACGTTCCGGACGATGCCACGCTCTGGTATGACGCCAAGGACGTGGCGTTCCTGCGCGAGGACAACAAGGATCTGGCGGACACCCAGGCAGTCCAGGCCGGGACCATCAACACCCTGATAGCCGCGGGATACACGCCGGACACGGTGGTCCTGGCCGTGATGGCCGAGGACTTCAGCCTCCTGGCCCACTCGGGAATGATGTCCGTCCAGCTTCAGCCACCCGGTGGCCCGGACAAGCCAGCGGAGCCCGAGGAGCCGGTGGACGAGGTGGCCGAGACGGCCACCAAGGCCGGAACCATCACAGGCCTGGTGGGCTCCGGCGCCTTCGATCCGGAGAGCGTGGTCAAGGCCGTGGAGGCCTCAGACCTGGATCTCCTGGAGATCGTGGAGCCCGAGGAAGACCCCGCGGCCGAGGACCCCCTGAATCCGGACGCGCCGGCCGAGGATTCCGAGGCGGACGCAGGCATGGCCGCCGCCATCGATTCACTGGAGGTCTGACCCGTGGCATTCAACGAGGCATTGCACAAGCGCGGGACCGGGGTCCAGGGCGGCCAGTTCGTCTCCAGCGGTGGAGCCAAGTCATCGTCCATTGGATTCGACGGCAAGCGCGGCGCCGGGTACGGGGACAAGGGCGGGGACAACAACGTCAAGGCCCTCCAGAAAGCCCTGAACAAACTGGGGATGACGGACAGCGCCGGCAAGCCGTTGGCGGTGGACGGCAAGTTCGGTCCCAAGACCACGGCCGCGGTCCGGCGTCTCCAGCGGAAACTGAAGCTCCCCGTGGACGGGAAGGTCACCCCCGCACTGCTGAAGCGGATTCAGGGTCTGAAGCGCCGGACCTCGCTGGTGGATCCGAGCGCGAAAAAGGCGGCCCCGAAAAAGGCCGCACCCAAGACGGCCGCGCCGGCCAAACCGGCCCCGACCCCCAATCGGCCATTGGCCGGATCCAGGACAAGGAAGCGCGCATGACCACTGAACTGATTTCCCGCTTCCTGGCCATCGATGACCTGGAGATCAAGCGGGTGGACCGCAAGGGCCGCACCGTGACCGCGTACGCGGCGGCCTTCGATCAAGAGGCCGAGATCGTGGACAAGCACGGCCACTACGTGGAGCGGATCAATCGGGCCGGGTTCAACCGCACCCTGGCCCATGGGATCCAGCGCGTCCAGGTGTTCTACAACCACGGGTATGACCTGTCCGGCAAGCCGAACATTCTCGGGGCCGTGCCCATCGCCAGCCCGCAGGAGATCGGCCCAGACGGCCACGGACTGCTGACCGTTTCCCGGTACAACGATGGGGAACTGGCGGATGCCGTGCTGGCGGCCTGGGAAGGCGGCCAGATCCGCGGGCAATCCTTCACCGGCCGCGTGTATCAGTCCCGCAAGGTCGGACGTTCGGGCCAGTTGGATGTGGTTGAACGGATGGAGCTAGGTCTGAAAGAGTACGGCCCGACCCACTCACCGGCCTACGATGGCGCCGGCCTGGTGGCAATCCGCAGTCAGGAAGACCTGGCCGAACTGGTCAGGTCTATGATCAACGAAATGGTAGGCACGCCTGGTGCCTCGCCTGCCATGTCCGTCACTCCCTCCCTGGGACTCGACGCGCCGGAGGACTCGGCCTCGCGCCACTCCAGCCTGGCGACGATTCATGCGCGCCGTAATGCCCTGAAGGCCCGGCGCCTGATCCAGGGAGTAACACGTGAGGACCCGACGTAAGCCGGAAGACATCGAAGCGGAGATCTCGCGCGCCACTGCCGTGATCTTCGAAGTGGAGGACATGGAGTCCCCCGCGGAGGCGGACCTGGAGCGCTCGGACACCGCGCTCTCGCTGATCCCGGACCTGGAGGCCGAACTGGCCGAGTCCGTGGAGCGCGCGGACCAGATCGAGCGCCTGCGGGAGCGGAGTGAGCAGGAAGAGTTCACCGAGCCGGGGGACCAGCGGATCACGGGCGTGGTCCAGCGGCGCCGGCAGGAAGGCCCGGCAGTCATCGTCAAGGGTGACGAGTTCGAGATCCTGCGGTCCAGTTCCCGGCACCTGGGCGAACGCGAGTGGCGGGACGGCCTGGCGGACAACATCAACCGCGCGTCCGAGCGCTACGAGTACCCGGACGGGTACGAGGGCTCGCTGGAGAAGTTCGTCAAGCGCCACAAGCGGGACACCTCGTGGTCCAAGAACATCCTGGCCCGGATGGACCCGAACTACGTGTCCGCCTTCGAGAAGATCATGACGGGCACGGAGCCCGCGTTTCTCCCGGACGTGGAGCGCGCGGCCATGGCCGTGGGCACCAACACGGCAGGCGGCCACCTCGTCCCGACCCACCTGGACCCGACCCTGATCCTCACGAACTCCGGCGTCAGCAACGTGATCCGCGGAATGTCCCGCGTGGTCACGCTGACCGGTGGAGCGAACAAGTGGAACGGAATCACCACCGCGGGCGCCACGGCCTCGTGGGACGCCGAACTCACCGAGGTCTCGGACGACACCCCCTCGGTCGGCCCGGCCCAGATCCCGGTCTACTCGGCCAAGGCTCTGATCATGGCGTCCATCGAAGCGTTCGAAGACATCACCGGCCTGGCCGGGGACGTCCAAATGATGCTGGCGGACGCTAAGGATCGATTGGAGGCCGTGGCTCACGCCACCGGTTCCGGCTCTGGCCAGCCCACCGGCATCTTCACTGCGCTGGATGCCAACACCAACGTGGAGATCCAACTTGCCACGGGTGCCACCTGGACCCTGGCGGACATCCAGAACGCTTACCGCCAGCTTCCCGTCCGCTGGCGCGGTAAGGGCACCTGGCTCATGAACCCGCTGTTCCGCGGTTCGATCATGGCCCTCGGGACCGCGCTCGGTGCCAGCTACTCCACGGACATCACCCAGCCGTATACCGATCGGCTCCTGGGCCGCCCGGTGGTGGAGTCGGACGAGGCGCCGGCCGTCCAGCAGACCACGACCGTGGACAACCTGTTGGTCTTCGGTGACTTCACCAACATGGTGATCGTGGACAAGCCCGGATCCACGTCCATCGAATTCATCCCGCACCTGTTCAACACGTCCAACAACCTCCCGGACGGCCGCCGCGGCTGGTACATGCACTTCCGGAACGGTTCGGACAGCGTGAACGACCTGGCGTTCCGCCTGCTCCAGGACAAGACCACCGCCTAGTGCAACCCGGCTCGGGGTAACCACTACTCCGAGCCGGACCCCGCCGGCCACACAGACGGAAGGATCGAGATGGTCTACGCAAAGAAGAAGTCCGGGGATCCGGACTATGACGACAAGGTGCCCGCGGCCGAGCACAACACGGTGGTCCGCGGTGGAGACGGAACGATCATCGCGCGCCTGGACCCCGCGCTGGGTCCGGTCTCCGTGGATGGCGAACACGTCAACCTGGAGGACCCTAAGTCCGAGGAGAAGGACACCCGTCCGGCGCCCGGTGACCAGGCCGAGGTGAAGGCCGAGGTCCAGACCTACCAGCCGGAGGACGTGCCGCGCGAGGAAGTCTCGGTGGAGGAAGCCCTCACCGGTCCCGAGCGTTCCGGTCCGGTCATGGAGTCGGACGCGGAGACGGGCGCCGTCAAGGTGGACACGTCCGAAACCGGACCGGACTCCGGCTCGGTCTCGAGTAAGGCCAACAAGCCCACGCCGGCCCGGAACCGCGTTCCCGGCAAGTGAGGTAGTACCACCCGCGCGTCCCGCCTTGGCTGGGTCGGGACGCGCGGGTCTACCCAGCCAACACCCGGCCAGGAGCGAGGACCGAGGCATGATCGTTTGGATGAGGGTGAAGGTGCGCGGTCTCTGGTATCTGGTCACCGGCCGGTCAATGCACCGGTCCGGTCTGACCGTGCCGTGCCACGGTTGCAACTCCACCGATCCACACGACGCCCACCTGGCCGCTGGCACCCTCGTCTACCTGGGCAGGGCGCGATGACCGGGCCTATGGAGTTCGTACCCGGCTCGGTAGTCCCCGGGTTCGTGGACGGCAACGAGTGGGCGGCCTGCTTCGGGCTGTCCTGGGCGGAACTGCTGCTCCGTGATCAGGCAACCTCCCAGCGGATCATCCGGGAGGGCGGCCAGTACGTCCGCAAGGTTGCCGGGACCATGGGGGTGGCCGCCGGCCGCAACGAGATAGCGGCCCACTTCCTGAACCACACGGACGCCGAGTGGCTCTGGATGGTGGACACGGACATGGGCTTTGCGCCGGACACCGTGGACCGGATGGTGGCCAGCGCCGAGGCGAACTCCGTGCCCGTCCTGGGCGCGCTCTGCTTCGCCCAGAAGCTGGATCCGGACGTGCGGCCGGGGGACTTCCACGCTGCGCGATACCGCATCGCACCTACCCTCTACGCCTACCTGGAGCGCCCCAACGGGGAGCGCGGATTCCGGTCCATGACCAAGTATCGGCGGGACGCTTTCCAGCACGTGGCCGGAACGGGCGCCGCGTGCATCCTGATCCACCGGACCGCCCTGGAGGCCGTGGGCGCGGATCCGTTCATGCCCGTGACCGATCCGCTGGCCGGAGGCAACGGCACGCCGCGGACGTTCTCGGAAGACCTCTCGTTCTGCATCCGGGTCCAGGCCGCCGGCCTGGAGATGGGGGTGGACTCCAGCGTGAAGACCACCCACTACAAGGGCGGGATCTTCCTGGACGAGACAACGTTTGCCATGCAGCAAGAGACCTTGGTCCAGGCCCGCGGGCACGCCATCGCGCGCCAGGCCGAGGCCTACACCCGAGCCGGGCTTGTGATCCCCAGGGGGGCCGCACTGTGACAGCCAACGGGTACACCGGGAACCCACCGGGTGGTGGCGGAGGTGGCGGGGGATCAGTGGCCTGGACGGACATCACGGGTAAGCCGAGCACGTTCCCGCCGAGCGCGCACACGCAGGCGGCCAGCACCATCTCCGACTCCACCACCGTGGGCCGGGCCGTCCTGACGGCCGTGGACGCAGCGGCGGCCCGGACGGCCACGGGCGCCGCTGCCACCTCGCACACGCACGCGGTGGCGGACGTGACCAGTCTCCAGGGCTTCCTGGACGCTAAGGCCCCGCTGGCCTCCCCCACGTTCACCGGCACGCCAGCCGCACCCACAGCGGCCCCAGGCACCAACACCACGCAGGTGGCAAGCACCGCGTTCGTGACCGCGGCAGTAGCGGCTGGCGGAGGTGGTGGCGGGGGCACCGCGCCCACGTTCATACGCGCGCACATCACCAGCGGGGACGTAACGCCGGCCAACAGCGGTGGCGTGTTCGTGCCGGTGACCGGGCTGTCCATCACGCTGGCCGCGGTCTCCGGTGACAGCGTGGAGATCGCAGCCTCCATGCTGGTGGTCCAGAACGCCACGGAGTTCTATGACCTGGCCATCCTGGTGGGCGGATCGATCGTGCGATACGCCAGCACGGGTACCAGTTCGGTGACCGGGGCGAACGAGGGCGACCCGTCCATGTACCCGATGAGTGGCGTAACGATCAAGTCGATGACGCCCACATGGGGACTGATGTTGGCCAGTGGAGACGTGTCCGGCGGCAACGTGACGTTCGGTCTGGTGTTCCGCGGGCCGGGCGCCGCCGGCAAGGTGTTCGCTTCCACGAACTATCCGTTCCGTTGGCGAGTGAGGAATGATCACCAGTGACGACTGTGTTCCGCGGGACTCCGGCCACCCTCTCGGTGGAGTGGCGCGTCTATGCCGGAGGCCCGCTGGCCACGGTGACGGACGTGTCCATCGCCATCACGCCTTTGGCCGGGGGCACTCCCGCGCTGGCTGATACCGCCACGGGCGTCCTCTATTCGTCCACCGGAGTCAACGCGTACGTCTGGACGCCGGCCACGGGTCTGGCTCTGGGGGACTACCTCGTCTCCTGGACAGGCCTGGACGAGGACCTGGAGGACGTGGCCGCAACGGAGATCGTCACGGTCACGTCCGTGACGATCGCTCCACTCGGCGGGCCGTACGCCACCCTGTCCCAACTTAAGGCCGTGATGGGCATCGCGGACAGCAACACGGCCAGGGACACCGAACTGACCAGGCGCCTGACCTCCGCGGCCACGGACATCAACTCCTGGTGTCATCGTCAGTTCGGACGCACGGACACGGCCTCGGCCAGGATGTTCCCGATCGGCGCCAGCGGCGTGGACACGCACGATTTCTGGACCACCACCGACCTGGCCGTGACCCCATACAGCGGAACCACGGCCGGGACAGCCTGGGACGTGTCCGTCCTCGCGCTGGAGCCCACGGACGGGATCGTCAATCAGGTCCCAGGCTGGCCGTATCGGCGGATCTCCATGGCGGCCTGGGGGACGCACCCGCTCTATCGCTCACTGTCCTCCTGGGGTGGCTGGAAGCTCCAGGTCGTGGCCAAGTGGGGATGGGAGCACGCGCCGGAGAACGTGGTCACGTCCAACATCATGTTGGCCGTGGCCGATGACAAGGCCAAGGACGCACCGTTCGGCGTGGCCGGGTTCGGTGACTACGCGGTCCGGATCCGTCAGAACCCGATGGTGGAGGAAAAGCTCAAGGACTACGTGATCGATCCCATCAAGGTGGCCTCATGAGCGCGCCGGCCAGCTACGACCTGAACGCCATCTTCGACGCGCTCCAGGTCAGGCTGAACGGGCTGGAGACCGGGGACGATCTCGGCGGGGTCGCGGTCACCACCACGGCGTATGCGGAGGTGGTGGGGAACGTCCAGGTCCCGGCCATCGTGCTGGAGCTGGACGATATGACGTATGACCTGGAGATGGGATCCGGCGCGGACGGGATCTCGATCGTGGCCACGTGCCTGATCCAGAACGTGAACGCGTCCGGAGCCCAGCGCGCGCTCCGGACGTTCATGTCCCGCAACGTGTCCGCGGGGGTGGCCAAGCTTAAGGCCGTGATCGATGCGGATCCCACGCTCGGTGGACTCGTGTCCTACGTCCAATTCGGGATGGTGCGCCGAGTCGGGACACTGACCTATGACTCCGTGGACTACCTTGGGGCAGAATTGATCTTAGAGGTGATCTCGTGACTTTCGTCCACGGTTCGTCCACGCGTGTCCTGGCCAACGAGAGGGAAGTGTCCAGCACCATCTCCGGCTGGACAGTGACACACACTCGCGCCCTGGGTGAGGTGACCACGGTGGGCCAGACCGCCGGCAGCGCGGGAGCCCGATTCACTCCTGGCCTGACCTCCGGCACGCTGTCCATCCGCGGTCCCCAGGACACAGACCCGACCACCGGTCTCCACAGGGAGATCGTGGACGCGGTGGGGGTGGACAACGGACTGATCATGACGTGTCTCCCGGACTCGGACTCGGTGGGCCGATTCGCCCTGTTCACCACCGGGGACGTGACGGACCACGCCATCGATGCCGCGGTATCGGACGCGGTGGGCTTCACCCTGGCCGCCCAGGCGGACGAGGGGGTGGACATGGGCTATGTCCTACACCCGCTGTCCGCAGAGACCGCGGACGGCAACGGGACCGCGGTGGACCGCGGTGCGGCCCCGCTGACCCCCACCACGCGCGGGCTGAAAGCGGTCATCCATGTGACCGCCTACACCGGCCTCACGTCCCTGGCGGTCAAGGTCCAGCACTCCACGGACAACTCCGTGTGGGCCGACCTGGCCACGTTCGCCTCCAAGACTGCGGTGGGATCCGAGATGATCTCGGTGGCCAACGGGACAACCGTCAATCGTTACCTCCGCGTGGTCACAGACGTGACCGGTACCGGCTCGGCCACCTTCCTGGTGGCCGCAGCTCCCCGCTGATCCGAAAGGTCCACCCACCATGAGTTTCGTTCACGGTAAGGGCGCCGTTTTCTCCATTGATGACTCGGGTGGAACGCTCCGCACGGTCACCATCTACCTGAACGCGGTATCCGGCCTCCCCGGCGCGCGCGCCCTGTCCGAGGTCACGGCGTTCGGTGACTCCGGCACCAAGAGCATCCCCAGCTTGGCCAACGTCCAGTTCTCGATCGGTGGCCACTATGACGCCACGGCCTCGGTGGGCATCTCCACCGTGTTGAACGGGCTCCGGACCGCCACGGCCACGTCCTCGTTCGAATACGGCCCCGCCGGCAGCGTGGCCACGAACCTGAAAGTGCTGGGCGAGTGCTGGATGACGGAACTGACCTACGACGCCTCGGTCTCGGACCGCGTTCCCGTGGCCGCGTCCTTCCAGGTGGACGGCATTCCCACCCTCAGCACGTACTAGGCCCGTGGGCCTGGAGGTCAGTATCGACGGGGCGGCCACTCTCCACCGGGTGGCCGCCCAAATGCGTGCGGAGTCCCGGAAAGACCTCTCCCGATCGATGGGCAAGGCTCTGGCCCAGTCCACCGAACCGGTAAAGCTGGAGATCAAGGCCGAGGCCGAGCGGGTCATGCCCAGCGAGGGCGGATACCGGAGCCTTCTGACCAAGAGCCTGCGGTGGCGCATGTCCCGCCGATCCGCCGGCCAGGTGGCCCAGGTGATCCTGGCGACGTATGCGGACGGGACATCGGAGCGCCGGGACATCAACGCGCTGGAGCGCGGTTCCCTACGCCACCCGATCTACGGCCGATCCAGAAGGATCAAGACGGGTCATCGGGCCGGTACGATCATCCCGAATCCGTGGGCGGTAACCACGATCCGGTCCGGGTTCCACCAGCGCGGCACGGCCAACGCCATGGACGCGGCCCAGGCCGCCCTGGCTGAAGTGATCGAAGATTACGCCGGCCGTCTGGCCGGGGACTGAGCGAGGGAGCGAGATGGACGCTAGGAAGGCATTGGCCGCGGTGGAGTTCCGATTCGGAGATCCCGCGGACATCGAACGGTTCGGAGACCGGTGGTTCCGCTACTCGGAAAGTGACCTGATCCGGCTCCCCGCGCGGTCCCTGATCCATCTGGAAGGCCAACTGGGGATGCCGATCGTGGAGGTCATGAACGGGATGCGGCTGTCCACGGTTCTCGGGGACACCTCGGCGGCCTGGCTGGGCATCCATGCCGAGGATCCCGACCTGGCGGGACCGTTCGATGAGTTCAACCCGATCACCATGCTGATCACCTGGCGGAAGGCCCAGAGCGAGGGAAAAGACGAGGCCCGTACGGAACCGGAGGAGATCGAGCCGGACTTGCCAGAGTCGGTGGCCGATGGCTCTCCGGTGGCGGGCCACTCCCAGACTCCCGCCCTCCCGACCCCCACGAATACGGTCATTTTGCCGACCTTGCCCATCGCGGAATAGCCGTGCTGGTGGAGTCCTGGGCGCCGATGTTCGCGGTCTCTCTGGGCATCCCCAGGACCCAGATGGTGGAGTTGTCCGTCCCCCAAATGGTTGATCATGTTGACTACTGGGCCGAGACGACCAAGGGAGCGGACAGTGGCCACTGAAAAGCGCGAACTGATCCTGGATCTGCTGGCCCGCAACAAGATGGGGTCCGACACCCAGGCCGCCGCGCGGGACATCGATCGGGTGGGCACTGCCGCGGACGCGGCCGGACGCAAGACCAAGCTCTGGGAGCGGTCCAGCAAGTCCGCGGAAGCTGCCACGGACGAACTGGGAGACACGTCCCGCGAGGCTGCGCGCGACGTTGCCAAGCTGGACAAAGAGATCGATCAGGTCAACGCGGATCTGGTGGAGCTGGCCGCCAAGATGGCCGCGGCCGGTACCGCGGCCGAGCGCCTGGACATCTCCAAGGGGATCCGCAAGAGCCAAGGCGACTTGTCCCGCCTGACTAAGAGCAAGAGCCTGCTCTCCCAGATCATCCCGGACGTGGACCCCAGCCAAGGACGAGGCCTGGGCCGCAAGCTCGGAGACGCCATCGGGGAGGGCATCGCCTCGGCGCCCAAGCTCGGCGTGGCCGGGGGAGTGATCGGTGCCATCCTGGCGCCCACCCTGGCCGCCGGCATCGCGGGAGCGGTGGTCGGCGGGATCGGACTGGGCGGGATCCTGGGCGGCGTGGCTCTGGCCGCCAAAGATCCCGCCATCCAGCAACAGGCCTCGGCCATGGGCAAGCGGTTCGCCACGGGCGTGGAGGCCGAGGCCCGCGGCGCATTCCTCACCCCCGTCAAGGATGCGCTGACCCAGGTGGAGGCCGTGGCCGCCAGGTCGGTCCCCAAAATCGGCAAGATCTTCGACTCCACGGCGCCGCACCTGAACAGGTTCACGGCCAACGTCCTGGCTGGCGGGGAGGCCATCCTGGACTCGTTCGTGGTGGCCGCCGGCAAGAGCGGTCCCCCGATGGATGCGCTCGGCCGCATCGTCCAGGATACGGGCGAGAACGTGGGCAAGTTCGTGGAGATGCTGGCCGAGCACTCGGACGAGGGTGCCGCGGCCCTGGACGACCTGAACATGGCGCTTCAGAACACCATCGAAGTGGCCACCATCGTGGTGGACGCCCTGGCGGACATCAAGGGCGGAATGGAGTCGCTGGACAACGAGATCGACAAGGGCCGCGGATGGCTGGAGGATCACGTCTCCTGGCTGGACCTCACGGCGGACGGATACACCAAGGGCTCGGAGAACGCTCGGTTGTACCGAGAGGGCCTGATCGGCGTATCGGAGGAATCCGGCGTGTTCTCCCATCACGTGGCCGGGGCGGCCGATGCCACTGATGATCTTGCGGACAGCCACGACACAGCGGCCAGGGCGGCCACCGGGCAGCGGGACGCGCTGGTGGAACTGTCCAACGAACTCCGCGCCCAGGTGGATCCGGCATTCGCTCTGCTGAATGCACAGGACAAGGTGCGCCAAAGCCAGGATGACCTGTCCGAGGCCACCAAGAGGTACGGCAGTAAGAGTGAGCAGGCGCGTAAGGCCAGCCGGGAGCTTGCGCTGGCCGCGCTGGATCTGCAGGGCAAGGCCGGGGCGCTGGGTTCCACGTTTGACGGCAAGCTCACGCCGGCCATGCGGGGCACGCTGCGCGCGGCGGGCCTGACGGATGGTCAGATCGAAGCAGTGGCGGCCGAATTCAAGCGGGCCAAGGCGGCAGGCGACAGGTACGCCCGGAACTACGCGGCCAAGGCCACCTTGACCACTGTTTACAAGACCATCTATTCAACGAACAACGAGAACAGTCCGGGCGTGGGCTCGGCCATCCGGGACCGCCGCGCATCCGGTGGTCCGGTCTCCCGCGGGACTCCGTACCTCGTGGGCGAGCACGGGCCGGAGATCGTGGTCCCGTCTGCCGCCGGCCGGGTGCTGTCCGCGGCGGCCACCCGCGGCGTGGCTCGCTCGGCGCAACTGGTGGGGACCTCCGGTGGCGGGGGTGGGTTCCCGTCCGGTGGAGTCACGGCCCGGATCGAACTGGTGGGACCTGAAGAGTCACGGGTGTGGTTCCGCAAGATGGTTCGGACCATGGACATCCTCCCCAGCTCGGCGGCCTGACCATGACTGACATGTTCGATATCCGAACCTGGATCTACCCCGGCACGAATCCCGATGATCCCGAGACCTGGGGTCTGGAGGAAGACATCTCGAGCTACGTCCGGCATCCCGGCCAGGATGGCGGCCAGCCGATCAGTTACTCGGGAGGCAAGGGAGACGAGGCGCCGGGGGTGGACGCCGGCCAGATGCATCTGACCCTGGACAACAGGACCGGACGGTTCTCCACGGACAACAGGACCGGTCCGTACTACGGGGACCTGGACATCAACACCCCGATCCGGATGGGCGTGGTCACGTTCTCGGACACCTTCACCCGATCGGCCAGCAACGGCTGGGGATCCCCGGACGCCAGCCTGGGTAAGACCTGGACGCACTCCGGCACCCTGTCCAACTGGTCAGCGGACGGCAGTAAGGGCAACGTGATTATCCCCGCGGCCAACACGGCCGTATCCGCGCAGGCGGGCAACGCCACGGCCAGGGACGTGGACATCACGGTCACGGCCATCCCGGTGGCGGTGGCCACCGGAGCGCGGTTCGCGGCAGGCGCCCAGGCCAGGTTCGCGGATACGTCGAATTACCTACTGGGGATGCTGTCCTTCGACCTGGCCGGGGCGCTCCGGATCGAGATCAGTCGGCGGGTGGCTGGCGTCTACACCCTCCTGGCCGAGACCAACCCGATCCCGGCCACCACGTATACCGCGGGATCCTCGTGGAAGATCCGCCTCCAGGCGGAAGGCACCTCGGTCCGGCTGAAAGTCTGGGCGGCCAGCGGCAGCGAGCCCGCGACGTGGAACCTCTCCACCACCGATACCGCCGTGACGGGAACCGGAGTCAGCCTCTACCTGGCCAGGTTCGCATCGAACACCAACTCCGGCGTGACCAGCCTCCTGGGGATCGATGACATGTCCGTGGTGGGCCTGGAGTTCACCGGCTCGGTGGTCTCCTGGCCGTTGCGGTGGGACAAGTCCGGGAACAACTCCTGGGCGCCGATCACGGCCTCCGGCATCCTGCGGCGTGTCACCCAGGGCACCTATCCGCTTCAGAGCCCGCTACGCCGGCAGCTTGCCGGGACGGCCAACACCAGCGCTTACTGGCCGCTGGAGGAAGGGTCCGCGGCTACGTACTTCAGTTCGGTGACCCCCGGCCAGTTCGCTGCCACGTTCAACGGCCTCACGCCAGCCAACCTGAACGATCTGGACGGAGGCGGCCCAGCGCCCACGATCACCACCACTGGGGGCAACATCCTGGCCCAGACAACCCGGTCCAATGACGGGACCGGGTTCGCGGCCATGTTCTTCTTCAAGCTCTCCAGCGTCCCGGCCACCAAGACGCGGATAGCCAGGATCCGATCCCAGCGCGGGCCGGTCTCCACCTGGATTCTCTCGATCGATGTCACCAACATCTACACGGAAGGCCTCCAGGGTGATGGCACCGTGTTGACCTCTGCCACCAACGCGCTGCCGCCGTTCGATTTCACGAACTGGGTGGCGTGGCAACTGGAGACGGACAACACGCTGTCCCCCGGCAACACGTCCTGGTCATCCATCACCCACGAGGTGGGCTCGGTGGACTACTACGCACAGACCGGAACGGCGTCCGGGACCACGATCAGCCAGGTCCGGTCCATCGAACTGACCGGGCCGGACAGTACCGGGTTCGCCCACATCTGGCTGGGGCGCAACACTCTGCCGTTCGTGACGGACTCGTTCAGCCTGGTCTCGTCCGGCTATGCCGGGGAGACCGCATCCGCCCGGTTTGCGCGCGTGTGCGACGAGGCGGGGATCCCCGCCATCGTCCGGGCCGGGGACTCGGAATTGATGGGGCCGCAACCGCAGGGCGGAACCCTGGCCGTCCTGCGGCAGTGCGTGGAGACGGATTACGGCGTGATGTCCGAACGGGCGTCCGGCCTGGAGTACATCCCGCGCTCGGCCCGGTGGAACGCCACCTCGGCCATGGCTATCACTGTGGCCGCCGGCCAGATAGCCGAGGCACCCGAGCCCGTCCGAGATGACCAGAGACTCCGCAACAAGTGGACCATCTCCCGCACCCGCGGGGGTGAGGGCGTGTACGAGGACGCGGCCAGCCAGGCCAAGCACGGGATCTGGGAGGACTCGGCGTCCATTAACACGTTCGATGATTCGGTCCTGGAGAATCACGCAGCGTTCCGGGTGGCCCTGGGTCTGAACGATCGGTTGCGCTGGCCGGAGGTCTCGTTCAATTTCGGCCGTAACCGTAGCCTCCTGCCGTACTGGCGCACCCGCGGATACGGGTGGCGCTTCACCATCACCACGGGACTGGATCAGGTGGAGGGCAACGAGCCGGACCTGATCATGGAGGGTTTCTCCGCACGCCTCTGGCCGAACGGCTGGGAGGTGGACCTGAACTGTTCCGATTCACGCGCCTGGAGGGCCGCAGTGGCGGATGACACCGGGATCCTCGGCCGGGCCGACCTGGAGCAGACCACGGTGAAGACGGCCGTCAACTCCAGCACGCTGTCCATCCCCATCACCACGGCCACGGGCTACATCAAGCCGGACAACACGGCCGGGCTCTGGTCCGGTGGGGTGGATTTCTACGTGGACGGAGAGCGCGTCACGGTCACCAGCATCACGAACGGCGCCGGCCAGGATCAGACGTTGAACTGTTCGGTCCGCGGCGTGGGCGGATACGCGGCCAGTCATGCAGTCGGTACCGAGGTCCGCTTGTGGGATCCCGCCATCGTGGCGCTTTAGGGGAGAGATCATGTCATTTTCGCCTGGCCAGTTCATCACTGCGCAGCGCCTTAATCGGCTCCAGCCCAAGACGTACTGGGCCGCGTCATCCGCCACGATGGGGCCGAGCGTATCGGGGGTGGACGTGACGGGAACGTCTATCCCGATCACGATCGAAACCGCTGGCGCCACGGTCTCAATGGTCTGGTCCGGTTCCATCTACGCGGGTGCTACTGCCGGGGGCATGGCCTCCAACGGCAACGTCCGGCCGTTCCTGGGCGCGGACGGCTCCCCCGTGTTCGCGCTGGCCGAGTGGAAGACTGCCAGCGAAAAGGGGTCGATCGGCAACGTCTGGTCTACCACCGTGCCGAGCGCCGGCAGCTACACGGCCAAGCTGGTGACCACCCTCCCCGCTAACTCGACCTTGGTCCAGTACACAACCCTCTGGGTCGTGGTTACCGAGGTTGCCTGATCACGGTTACCATCACCCGGACGAGGGAAGGATCTTCACATGGCAACTCTGATCCCCTGCCTGGTAACGCTGCGGGAAGAGTTCAACACGCTGAATCCGGGCCGGGACAAGGGCTCGGACGGCTGGATCGGTGACACGTCACACTCCAGCGGTAGCAGCGACCACAACCCGGACGAGACCGGCAACACTCCGGACGAGGACTCGGACAACAAGGACGAGGTTCACGCCATCGACGTGGACAAGGATCTCCGGCTGGACGGCATCACCATGGAGAACTGCGTCCAGCGCATCCTCCAGCGATGCCGCAAGAACAACAGCGATCCGGACAACGAACCGCGACTGAAATACATCATTTTCAACAAGCGGATCTGGGAAGCGCCGAACTGGAGTCAGCACAACTACACCGGCAGCAACACACACGACAAGCACGCGCACTTCAGCGCCGAGTATGACTCGGAGTACGAGCAGGACACCAGTCCGTGGGGACTGCTGGATCTACTGGAGGACGGCATGGCACTGAACAACAATGACGTGGAAGTAATCCTGGATTACGACAACATCCCGAATCTCTACGGGGACAAGGCCACCAATCCGAACCTCCAGGTCCGGACCGCACTGAAAGCCGCCGTGTCCGCGGACGTGAAGTTGGACGAGGTGGAGGACCGCCTGGCCCGGATCGAATCCAAGCTGGACAAGCTCGCCACGCCGACCGAGTAACAGGCATCCCGCCGACCAACCCAGCCGGACCGAAAGGCAGGCCATGAGTGAGCACGCGGCGACGGCCCGGCAGCTTCACAGTGTCGCGGGACACCCTTTCATTCATCGGGGGGTGGTACCTGATGATCTACCAGGCCCAGTTCGCCGCCCAGTTCAACCTGGCCGTCTTCCTGGGTGGGATGGTCATCTCGGGTATTCCCGGAGCGCTCCAAGCAGCATCGCTGTTGGCCGGACGTACGCCAGAACAGTCACAGCACTCTCCGGTGGAAGCATCCTCGGAGGTCTCGCCATCGTGATCCTGGAAAGGGTGGTGGGTTGATGCCCGATTCGGAGACCTCCGGGGAGATCGAAAGGATCAGGATCGAGACCAGGCGCGACCGGAGAAAGGACGCGTACTGGTGGGTGGTCATGGTGGTGACCGCGGTGGTGGGTCCTGCCCTGGCCATCGGTTACAGCGCATACAACACCAACCAATCGGAGCGCAAGTTCTGCAAGTTGATGGCCGTATCCGTCATCCAGGCGCGCAGCCGGGTGGAGGGATTCAAGGCCGTACCCCCCACCACGGCCGCCGGCCGTACCCAGCAGAGCAACGCGGCTGAGTCCGTGGATCTGCTGACCGATCTCCAGCGCTCGCTGGGCTGTCCGAACAGGAGTACGGCATGACCAATCCGGTGACCACCGCGGGACCGAACCGTGACGGGTCCAAGTCCCTCGCAGCCGAGAGCAAGGCCGGGGGACTCGTCCAGTTCATCGTGACCACGGGCGTGGTCGGCGCCCTGGCCTGGCTGACCGATCTCGACACGAGCCACTGGACCGGGTACGCCGGCCTGGTCATCACGTCGGCCGTGGGCCTGGCCACCGGGCTGGGCACGGCGTACCTGAAGAAGAATCGGTAGAGCCCGTGGCACCCAAGAGTGACGGAACCAATTCGGCGCCGGCCGGGCCGCGGCCCTCGGTGGGCCGAGTGGTGCACTATGTCAGTTACGGGACGCCCGGTGGGGAGTTCTCCCCAGCCTGCCGCGCGGCCACGGTGACCGAGGTCCGCGACCTGGACGAGACCGTGGGCCTGTGCGTCCAGAACCCCACCGGCCTGTTCTTCCACCCTCTGGCCGCGGGAGGATCCCGTCACAGCGAGGAAGACCGGGCCGGGGGATCCTGGCACTGGCCGGAGAGAGTCTGACATGATCACCCAGCGGTTCGTGGGCAACGAGGGCACGATGACCGCCCAGCTCACCATCGAGACGATCCCGGACGATGCGAACTCTTACGCCGAACTCTTGGCGCTCCAGGAGGAACTGAAGCTCCGCGTCAACATCAAGACAGAGGGTTCGATCATCACGACGCCGGCCGCGGAGGACATCCCGCCGCAGCCCGAGTAGTTCGGACACAGACGGAGGCCCCGTTCCCACCCTCGCTCGGGAACGGGGCCTCTCCGTGTGCGCTTACTTGATCGTGACGCTCTGGACCACCGATACCACCCGCGGGCCAGCCAGCGCGCCCAGGACCGCCAGGACAACCGCACCCGTGATCAGGTAGGGCAGGACGGCCACGAGCGCCTGGACGGCCAGGAGCACGGCCCAGGCCGCCGCGGCGAGCACTACGGCCGCGGTCACCAGGATGGCCAGAGGCTTGATCCAGCGGGCACGCCGCGGGGTCTCGGCCAGCAGAACCACCTCGGCCCACCAGCCGCGGTCATCCTGGCCGATCCGGTACGTCCGGCCGATCCTGCCCAGCCTGGCCTGATTGGTCACCACCGCTGTCAGCGCTCCCTCGCTCGGAGCACGCCAGCGGACGCGGCGCGGTAAGTGCGGCGCCTGACTGACCTTGACTGTCTGTGCGGGTAGCTTCCTCGCAAGCTCCCTGTCCATGGCTACCTCCCGGTCAATCCGAGCGCGATAAAGAGCGCGCCGGCCATGATGGCCAGCACGCCAGGGGACAACATGAGAACGATCTTCACAGCGTGGTTACCCATCCGTAGGTTCCGACAATGATCAATACGGCGCCGGCCGAGATGGCCGCCGCGCGTCCGAGGTGGGCCAGACCAATCCTGGCCCGGTAGGCCATGGAGAGCGCGCCCTGGTCTCGCTGAACGCGCTGCATCCTGGCCATCCCTTTGGGGATGCGCCGCGGATTCCAGTGGTTCTTGGCATCGTTGTAGACAGGCCAGGTGCACAGGATCACCAGCGTCTCCAGCGGCCTCAGGACCCATTTCCAGCAGAGCCACCAGGGAAGCTTGATCACCTTGTGGCACACCGGGTTCAGGTCGGACCATGGCTGCGCAGGAGTCTTGACCGCCATGGTCTGGCGCTTCCCGCCGGCCACCACGTAGTTGCTCATGCCCATGTGCTGACGGCCCCGGAAGTAGAACGAGACGGTCTCGCCCACGTAGCCGTTGACCCGCCTGGCCCGATTGCGGTGGTGGTCCACGCGCCAGAGGTAGACCCCACCGCGGCGCTTACGGACTTTCCGGTACCACTTCTTTGCCGGACGCCAGGCCGCGGCGCCGGCCAGGATCAGCACGGCCACCAGGCCCGCCAGAACTGTCTCCATGGTCATCCTTCCCTGAATGAGTGAGACCCCCGGCGCCGGCCGGGGGCCTCACGTGGCGGATCAGGAGTGGTCAACGCGCGACGCGAGGTCTTCCCACTTTTCCAGCAACTCCCGGTACCGGATGGCCAACAGGGCCGCGGTAAACGCGATGGCGGACGGTCGCTGCTGATACATGAGCAGGCCCGCCATCCCCTCAGCCATGGACCTGATCCCGCAGGGGGTATCGGTCACGTCCAGGCCCGCGCGCACCATGATGTTCTCGCGCTCGGTCACGAAATCCAGCATCGTCTGGATCTGCTCGTCCATCTCGAGCTGGGCCGCCTGTTCACGGTCGGCGGGTGGACCGCCCAGCATCTTCAGCAGAGCCTCCAGGCCGCCCGGATTGGCCTTGTCCTCGTCGCACACGTCGCACATACGGTCCCCTCACACTCTTGGCCAGTCGGGGGCCGGGCCTTGTGCGGCGCCGACCCCCATCCGGGTTACAGATACTATAGCTGAGGAACGGCAGTCCCGGAAGTGGGTAGCCCATTCCGCCGGCCCGGTGGCTGATCCAGGTTGTCCGGCTCGATCACCTGGAAATCGTGTGCCCGTAGTTCGTTGGCCAGGCGCCGGAGTCTGCGCACGGTTCGCGCCCAGTTCGCCATCGTCGTGTCTCGCGTTCCGCTCACGTGGTCAGCGTACATGACGTGTGACGAAACGGTCACACGTCATGTAGCCTGGGCTCATGGCCAAGACCAAGGTGTCCCCGTACCACGCCGAGAGCTATCCCCTTCCGCTCGGGTTCAACGGGCGCCTGGCCGGGACCTACCGGTGGTTCTCCGGCCGTCCCCTGAACGGACACCGGTACACGGACGCCACCGGGTTCCGGTACGGGACCATGGCCACCGACCTGTCCGGCCGCGCGACCACGTACCAACTCCTGCCGGGTTACAAGCGATTCCTCTACGCCCGATTCCCGATCATGGTGGCGCCGGCCGCCGCGGTGGCGTTCGCGGTGGAGCCCGGTCAGAGCGCGCTGGCCGGGCTCGGCGTGGCCACGCTCGGCGTGCGGGAGCTGGACAAGTACCGGCGCACCCGACGGTTCCGTCGCGAGGTGGTGGAGCCCGTGGCCGCTGGCGTGGCCGCCATCCTGAAGCACAAGAACGCGAAAGGCCAAGGCCACACCTGGGTCCACGTTCCCGAGGATTTCCGGGACGACGAACAGGCCAGGATCCGGATCCGGCTCCCTGCCGAGTGGATCGGCGATCCGGGGGACAAGGCCCGCATGGTGGAGCTGGTGGCCTCGCGCCTGAACCTGGAGGAACTGTCGCCCTCGTGGTCCTGGACCAACGGCAACCACACGGTGGAGTTCTCGGTCCCGGCCAAACCTCCCAAGTCCGTCACGTTCGATGACGGGGTGGCCGCCCTGGACGGCCTCGGAGACGAGGAACTGGCCATGGGCCTGGGCTCCCGCGGGCGTCGCGAGATCTTCAGCCTGGCGCTGGACTCCCCGCACCTGTTGATCGCGGGTGGCTCCGGCGCCGGTAAGTCCGAACTCCTGGCTTACCTCGTGGCCCAGTTCATGCGCCGCGGGTACGGCGTGGCCGTCCTGGACGCCAAGTTCACCAGCCACATGTGGCTCCGCCGTGTCCCGGGTGTCCTCTACGCCAGCGAAGGCCAGGAGCTACACGACGCGTTGATCTGGCTGGACAACGAGATGATGCGCCGGGCCAGGTTCGTGTCCAAGGGCGGGGATCCGGACACGCTGGTCCCGATCGTGGCCATCCTGGAGGAAATGAACGGCGCGTCCAACAGGCTCCGCGCCTACTGGGGACAGATCAAAGAAACGGGCGATCCTCAGATGTCCCCGGCGCTGACCGCTCTGGCCAACCTGGCCAGCATGGGACGAGAACTCCGTGTCCACATCTTGATGGCTGGCCAGAGCCTCACGGCCAAGAGCGTGGGCGGTCCAGAGGGACGAGAGAACTTCGGTGGCCGGGCCATGGGCCGGGCCACGGCCGCCCAGTGGCGGATGCTGGCGCCGCAGATCAAGCCAGCACCGACCAAGCGCGCCGCACCGGGCCGCTGGCACCTCGTCGTGGGGGACACCCTGGTGGAGTTTCAGGTCCCGTTCATGGACCTGAAAGAGAAGAAGACCCCCGGCGCCGTAGGCCGCCTGATCGAGTGGGCGACTGGCGGCAGGCCGATCCCGGACGTGGTGGCGATGATGGCGGGGTTCGCGCCGCCCGTTGTAGTAACACAGCCGGAGGCACAAACGCCCAGGTCGGAAGGTGTTACAACACTGCGCGAGTACGCCGCGGCGCACGCACTCAGCCTGGGCACCGTGCGGATGCGAGTCAACCGCGCCGGCCTGGAGCGTGTGGGCCAGGAGGGTGCGACCGGGCTGTATCTGGCGGCCGAGCTGGAGGCACTGGAGCCAACTTCAGCGACTTAGCTCTTAGATCTAATAGCGTCCGCCACAGAGGCGCCCGGTAACCCCCCCCAAACAGTACCGGTGGGGGTAACGGGGGCCTCTGGCGTATCTGGACCGCTGGGTCCGTGGGGGTGAGTCAGGGCTGGACGCTGGTCAGATCTTGTTGGCGCGCTCCACCAGGGCCTTGAACAACGGTTGGCGGATCATCCAGACCTGGGCGCGGAGGAAAGCCACGTCGTGGGCTCCGGCCTCGGCGGCCCAGCGGCAGGCCTCTCGGATGTACCGGGCCGCAGCGTTGGCCGCGTGGGTCGGGTGCATCTCGTTGACCTGGAGAAACGCGTCCTTGCTCTCGCTGAAGTACTGCGTGGTCTGGGCCAGGTAGCCACTGATCATTTTCTCGGACA